CGAGAAGGAAGCTGGGTTCTTTGAGGGCGTTGATCCTAGAGTCGAGCAGAACACGGTGAAAGTGGCTTTCAATAAGACTAAGCTAAGATCTGTTAAGAAGCTTTACAGAAGCGGGAATGAGCCTCTTCCTAGAAAGCCTAGCTCTGCTAGAAGGTTGTTTGAGGCCATTCGATCTGCTAAGGATGATGATAAAAACTTTATCGACTCTGATAAAACAACGCTTGAGTGGGCGTCTGTATTTAAAGGCATGACGCCCAATGAGAGAAGAGACATCTTCAACGACTTTGAAAAGTTCTCTGAAAAGAAAGATAGAATAGCAACTAACACCTTTGCAAAGAGTGAAACAGTAAGAGATCGCTTCGTAAAGATTACAGATGTTATTGACAAGAACCTAACAGACCTCAATGATTACGATCCCCCTGGCGTGAGAAGTAGAAGAAAGGCCGTAAAGATCGATGATGAGTTTGATCCAGAAACACCAGAGCCATTACCATGACAATGATAGCAATTCTAGGAGACCTTGATAGTACAGGGCAACCCACCGCAGCAATAACTTCCGTCAATGAAGCAGGCGTTACATACATGGGGGTTCCTGTTGCGATAGTGGGTGGGGCCACTACAACAGAATCTCATTTCCACGGAGACAACCAGTATCCTGCAACACCTTCAAAGGGATCGCTTACCGTAACAATCGCTGGGAGACCAGTTCATAGAGTGGGTGATCAAAGAAGTTGTGGTGTTCCAGGGCATGTAACAGTGACTACAGACGCCAGAACAGTTAATATCTTCACCTAAAAAACAGGAAAAATCACTAATTAAATTTAACTAGGTATACATATTTACAGACGCTTAGAGCGTCAGGAGTTTATTATGAACAGAGATCAATTAAGAGAAGCCGTACTCGGCACCTCAGCCTGGAAGAAGGCTGGTTTACTTACAGAGTCCGCTGCTCCCGTTCAGGAGCAAGAGGTCATCGAAGAAGCTAAGGCCGAGGAGACTGCTCCTGAGGCTCACACTTGCCCTCTTTGCGAGTCCACCCTTGAGGGTGAGCTTTCCGACGAGGTTCTTCTTGAGCACGCCGAGCAAATGCTAGGCGTCTTCCAAGAGGCAGAGCAACTTCTCGCTGAGGCTGAAGAGGCCGAAGAAGGCGAGGAGATCTCCGAGGAAGAGGATGTTGAAGAGGTCGATCTTCTTGAGGGTCTTGACGAAGAAGAGATCCTAGCTCTTGCCGAGATGGCAGAAGAGATGAAAGAGAAGAAGAAAGAGATGAAAGAGAAGGCCGAGAAGGCCAAGAAAGGCTGAGGCTCTAAATAATGGCTTCTCTTAACGAAACAGGTATGGGGATTGGCGATTTTGCTCAAGCTTTGCTTAAGCAAGAGAAGGATAATCCTCAGCCTGTTTCACACAAAGCTCCCGTGAGGGGCAATGTGCCCGATATAGAGAATGTTCAAGTTCTTCAAGAAGATGTTAACGATGTTCTTGCTAATTCCTTCGGAGTTAGGCGAGATCCTGTACCTCAGGTCAACCTTCAAGAAGAAAGAAAGAAGCAGATTAAGGAGCAGATTCAGGTTAAGATTAACGAACTGAAGGAGCTTCTTAACGAGCTAGGTGTTACTGCTGGGACTACGACTGTAGGGAGCCTAGGTGCTCCTAACTATGCTGGAGGAAAGACCCGTGAGCCTAATAAATCTCGTAAGAGGAGAAAGGCAACCGTTAGACGAAAAGTCTGAGCGATACCCTGGTGGTAGAGGTAGTTACAAAAGAAAGAATGTAACTAGCTCTCGTAAGAGTAAAGTTCCAATTTACGATACCATCAAATCTGCTCTCAAGAAGACTAGCCCTGGCACTATCTTCTCAACTAAAGGCTCGTACAGAATGTATGTCACAACCTCTGGTGGTTGGGGCAAAAGTAAACAGCAAAGAGTCTCTGGTAGAACAGCCAAGGGCTTTACACCAGGGAGTTCAACACCAGGGTCTAGCTGGTCAAGCATTAAAAGCCATGCTGCTAGAACAAGAGTAAAGCATGGTGGCGCTACTGCTGGTAGGTTGAAGGCAGCGGCTCGAAGAAAAAAGGATCAACCAAAGAAGTACACAGCTAAAAGGAGAAAGTGATGTTACTAGAAGATGTATTCGTTATTGAAAACTTACAGGTCCTCAACGAGGGTAAGACTGGTCCTATGCGAGTCCGTGGTGTTTTCCAGCGTGCAGACGAGGAGAACAACAACAAGCGCATCTACCCCAAGGCTCTGCTTGAGCGTGAGATCAAGAAGCTAGACGAGGCCATGAGAGGTCGCCGTCTTATGGGTGAGCTTGATCACCCTCAGCACGATAGCGTGAAGCTTTCAAATGTTTCTCACCTTATTACCAAGCTTGAGGCTAAGGGTAACGAGATCATCGGTGAGGCTGAGATCCTAGACACTCCCATGGGTAAGGTCGCTAAGGCACTTATTGAGGGCGGTGTTCAGGTTGGTATCTCTTCACGCGGTATGGGCACTCTCTCCGAGGGTCAGGACGGTAAGCGTTATGTCAACGAAGACTTCCGCCTTATCACCTGGGACCTAGTTGCTGATCCTTCTACCCGTGGTGCCTTCCCCTCTCTAGCTGAGTCTCGTCAAAGCGTACTCGTAGAGGAGATCATGAACGATGTTCTTCCTCGCGTGACCAAGGAGAAGGTTTTCGCCACTCTTCTTACTGAGAGTCTCAACGAGGCCAAGATGAAGAAGGCTAATAAAGCTCCTGCCAAGAAAGGTGGCAAGAAGTTCCCTGACCTCAGTGGTGATGGTAAGGTTACCTTCAAGGACATTCTTATGGGCAGAGGTGTTATCGGTAAGGGCAAAAGAGCAGACGAAATAACCAATGCTACTAGACAGGCTCAACAGGCTCAAATCAAAAGGACCATGGGAAGCATGGGTAAGAGTGCGCGAGAAAGATACATGACTGGATCTGCCCCAGCGCCCACAAAAGCTCAGAGACTCCAAAACTCTACCTTATTCTCTCGCGTCGGTGATGTTCTTAGAGAAGCTAAAATAAAATCTGCAAAGAAAGCCACTGCGTCTCAAGTTAAAATGAAGCCTGATCCTGAGCAGCCTGGGGGCAAGTTCGATAAAGAAGACGCCTCTAGAATCCTCAAGGGGATGAGAAAGGGCAAGTTGTCCAACCTATATCAATCATCTGCTGTAGAACGCGAAAAACATCGTCGCGGAATTCAGGATAAGTGAGAAAAAATAGTAAAAAACGAACAAGGCTATAATAAGTCTATAGATAACAATAGATTGGAGTACAATCATGGATAAAAAGAAAATAGAAGACATTGCTCAGTTACTTCCTGAGGGCATCACCGAGGAAACGATTACTGAAATCGCTGGTGTTATGCAGGGTTTAATTGAGGAAAGAGTACAGGAGGAAGTTAGCGATCTTACCGACAAGGTTTTCGCTTACCTATCCATGAAGCGTCAGCAGATTCAGGAAGCCGCCCTTGAGGAGCTTCATGAGTCTAACGATGTTTACCGTGACGCACAAAGATTCCGTGAGCTTATGGGCTTCATGGCTGTCGAGTTCCGCCCTGAGCATGTTGATGCTGAGAGTGAGAAGAGACTTGCCGAGGCATCTGAGCTTGTCGAGGACAACGAAGTCCTCGCCCGTGAGCTTTCCGAGTCACTCAAAGAGCAAGAGCGCCTTGCTAAGACAATCCAACTGCTAGAGTCTAAGGTCTCAAAGCGTGAGAGAGAAATCGAATCACTCAATGAGAGCGTCAACACTTTAGCAGAGGAAAAAGAGACTATGCTGTTCGAGTCTACCGAGCAGGCTGTAGTCGTTACTAACAATGTAGACGAAGAGGTTGAGGATCAAAAACTGGAAAGTATCGGAAATGAGTTCTTAACCGAAGAAATGCTCAAGCTTATGCGATGAGCAATAACTAAAAGGATTTGTAGTTATGGATATTATGGAAATGGGTGCCAGCGACGACCTCGTACAGAAGTGGGGTCCTGCACTAGACGGCATCGAAAACGATTATACCAAGAGAGTAACTGCACAACTTCTAGAAAACCAACTTAAGAGTGCCCAGACAGAGCAGCTTGATGAAGCTGCTGTTGGAACTGGTACTACTACTGTTGGTAGCCTCGGCACTTTCCAGAAGTTTGCTTTCCCTCTCGTTCGTCGGGTCTTCCCCGAACTAATCGCTAACCAACTCGTTAGCGTTCAGCCTATGAGCGGTCCCGTCTCACAGGTCTTCTACCTTGGCGCAGCTAGAGCTTACGATACCACTCGTCAGACTATCTACAGCAAGTACAACCTCACCTACCGTGGTCTAACCACTGGTGAGCCCACTCCTAACGATATGAGCCTAGATGAGACTCTAGCCACTGATCGTGACAGTTCTCAGGAGCTTGGTGGCTCTGCCCTTAGTGCTTCTTTCGAAAACGGAAGCAACATGGCTAAGGAAATTGCTGAGTGGCCTAACGCTACTTTCGCTCAAGGTTGGTCAGTCTCTGCTGGTGAGCAGCTTGCTGGCACTGGTATCCCTGAGGTTACCCTTCAGATCGAGCAGCAGCCTGTTGTCGCTCGTACCAAGAAGATGCGTGCCCTCTGGACCCTTGAGGCTTCTCAGGACCTTAGAGCTTACCACAACCTAGATCTTGAGCGCGAGCTTACTGATCTACTTGGTAAGGAGATTCGTCTTGAGGTTGACCGTGAGCTTATCGAGAACCTTCGTGGTCTTGCTTACGACATTGCTGGTCAAGCTGGTAACCTTTTCAACGAAAGCTACCTAGATCAGGATACCAACCAGGGTGCCATGGGTGATTTCACCAGCCCTGGCAGCACTCAGGATTCTAAGTTTGGCGGTTTCCTCTTCGATAAGGACGGCGCTGCACTATCCCTTCCTAATGACTCCGCTGGAACCAACAAGAATGTCTTCCTTGTAGACTTTGAGTCCAGTGCTCTTAACTTTGCTCCTCGTCATGTTGGTGATGTGTACGCAAACCTTCTTGCTACCATCAACTTCGCATCACAGGACATCTTTAAGACCACCCAGCGCGGTGCTGGTAACTGGCTTCTTTGCTCCCCCGTTGTTGCAACAATCCTTGAGACTGCTGCAAGATTAACAGGTGGTATCGAGGCTGCTGACGCCCCAACTAACTTCGGTCCTGGTTCCATCCAGTTCCGTGGCAAGTTCATGGGTCGTTACGATCTCTTCGTTGATCCTCTCTACCCAGAGGGCGAGATCATGGTCGGCTACAAAGGTGGCAACCCCATGGACGGTGGCTTCGTGTATGCTCCATACATCCCCTTCCAGGCTCTACCCACCATCACTGATCCTGAGAGCTTCCAGCCCAGAAAGGGCATCCTTACCCGTTACGGTAAGGCCGCTGTTGCTCCAGCATCAAGATTCTACAGAATCATCCGACTAGTTGGTGCCGCAAGTATCTTCAACCCCTTCGAGAATGTCTGATAGGGACTGATACTTAAAACTGCCCACTCCTCAAAATCAGGGGAGTGGGCAGTTTTTTATTATGACGGCTATATATAAATATGAAGTATAAGTATAGGAGCACTTGTAGGTTCCCAGTCTTACTTGAAATATCAAATGAACTGGTGCAAGTAAGACCGAATCAGGTTATTGAGAGTGATACTGAACTTAAGTACAGTATGCTCAAAGAAATAGTAAGTGAGCCTGTAAAACCTAGACGGACTAGAAAAAAGAAGGAGGATTGAAATGGTCGCGGTAGTATACCCTAAGGTTACTGGTTATGGAAACAGTTTTACAAATGTCGCCAGCGACAAGATAGGTGAGCATAACCCTCCTTTTGCAGGAGAGATAGATCTAGAGAATCTTAACAAGACCAAGCAATCTGATGTAGTTGAGTTCTCTAACTTTGAGGAGCAGATAAGAGATTATGTTCTAGCTGCCCTCGGCCATCCAGTTGTAAGAGTTGAACTAACTGACCATCAACTTAGACTTTGCATGGATGAGGCTATCACAGAGCTTGATTATCACGCTCCTCATTTTACAAGACAGTTCGCTGCATTTAGCACCTCTGCTAATTACAATGTGTATGCGATCCCTCCTTACATCTTGAAGAACCTTACCTATGTTACCTTCAAGAAAAGCCTACTTTCCATCCAGTCCCAAGCAGGAACACTTGAGTTCGATTTCTTTATCAAGTATTTCCAAGACAACTACCTATTTGATAACTTTTCAATAGGTGATTACTATCTCCTACAGTCCACCCTAGAAACTACGCGAAGAGTTCTGAGCCAAGATGGAGGATGGGACATCATCGATGGTCAGTTCTTGCAGCTATATCCTATTCCTTCTGTGGGTGATGTAGCCATCCTAGAATTCAGGGGACTAAACTCTAGGACCATGACCCCTAAGATGCAAAACTGGCTTCAAAAGTATTCAACTGCTTGCGCTAAGATGCTTCTGGGTCAGATTAGAGGTAAGTTTGCTGTGGTCCCAGGTCCAGGGGGAGGCACCCAATTAAATGGCGCAGCCCTTATACAAGAAGCGATGCAAGCAAAGCAGGCTCTGAAAGACGAGCTAATGAATGAGGTTGAAGAACCTCCCATGTTTACTACAGGCTGATGGCAAAGAGATTCAAAGTAAATAGACAAATGGATAACCTTCCTAGGGTGGAAGGTGCTACTCCATTATCTTTTTACGATCCCAACAACCCTGATGTTAACCTTTTCAATCTTGTAGATGATGAGCTTATTAGAATATCAGGGTCTCCATTGCATTACTTCAAGTCCTTTGTCAACGAAGATTATGACGATGTGTATTTAGAGGCTAGGAACAAGACTGTAGCATCCGAGCCCTTATTAGTTCATGGATATTATGAACCTTCTGTTGTAGAGGAGGTTCTATCCAACTTCGGTATTGAGCTTACAAACGACCAACAGTTCGTATTCAACAAGTCCTACATTGAGAATGCTCTTAGACGAGGACCTGAGATTGGAGATCAAATAAGACCACAGTTCCAGAACCAGAAGTATGAGATCACCGAGGTTCAGGAAGACAGCTTTGAAATGTACGGGGTATATCACATCGTATGCACCGCAAGACTCCTCCGCGAAGATGAGGGGACCTTGAACCAGCCCACCACAGAGAGGGCTGACGATGTAGGAGGTTATTTAGATCTTGAGTGATAGATACTACGAGTTCACAACCACTGACAAAACCGTCTATCAAGACCCAGAGACAGGCTACGGTTACTTAAAAGACAAGATAACCCGAATGTCTAAGAGTTTGAATGTGACATCTAAAGTATACAAAGAGATGTTACGGTCCTTGCTATCTGAGATACAGCTTGGATACATTAATGACGATTCTGAGTATGTAAAAATTAAGTTGCATCACGGTAGACAGGAGCGTGCTGTAGCAAAAAAATTCCAAGAGAACAACATTGTTCTACCTTACTCCACCATCTTTCAAGCAGGAGTTCTGTCGGACGATGGAAAGCGTAGATACAGAGATGTTTTACTTTACAACTCTGTCTGGGATGACAAGGCTCAGAGGGCTGAAAGAGTGGTAAGTCTTTGTGATGTTCCAATCATTTCTCAGTACACTCTAAGCGTTTGGGCTAAGTATGTTTCAGATTTGGATCAAATAGCTGCAACATTAAGATCTCAGTTCAACCCAGATCTTATCCTGCAAACCCCTTATGCCAATAATATAAAGGCTTTCTTGGCAGAGGAATCTGACATTTCCTCGGTGGAGGTAGGTGACAAGGAAGATAGGCTAATACAGAAGACATTTAATATAAATGTGGAGTCGTACATTCAAAGCCCTCGATTCAAGGTTACCTCTACAGGCAAGATCATTCAGGTCAACACTGAGATTTGGGTATAAAATTAGATAAAACCGCATCCACAAGTCCTAGATATACTTAGGAGATCGAAAATGAAGTCCATTACAAACGACAGTTTACAATCATTTGAAATCTACTTGAAGTACCCTACGGGTACTAAGAGTGTTTTTATAGGGCCAAAGGAGACCATTGTGGTTCCCGCTAACTCTATCACAAAACAGTGTGAGAATCTTAACTTTAGAAAAATTCTTAGAATAAGAACAGTGTGAGGAATAAATCATGGCAAAGTATGTGAGTCCTGGAGTATATGTTGTCGAAAACGATAACAGTGATTATGTACCTTCTATCAACCCCAGTGTGGTTGGTATTGTAGGCTTTGCAAGCAAGGGTCCAACCGATAAGGCAACACTTATCACTGATGAAGCAAGCCTAATTGCTACCTTTGGTGAGCCCCTCGCTGAGTCTAAGAATGGTGGTCAAGCTATTGAAGGCGGTGTAGAGGTTCTTGAAACCACTAACTCACTTTACTTTGTTAGAGCCGCTGATGGAGGCGACGAGGCCAGCGCGGGTGTTCCTTATGGTGTTTGCCCTGCTGTCTCCCTTTCTAGTGATATTGGAGACAGCAAAGCTGCTTACCTAAAAATATCAGTAAAGAATTCAGCAGGCACTCAGCAGTACACAACTCCCCTTGAGGTCTTTGTCTCTGCTGCTGGTGACCAAGAAGCTGCTCTTAACTCAGCTTTTGGTAGCCAAATTGAGGCTGCTAAGGTTAACCATGTTAGAGTCGATGGTAGCTCCTTCCTTGTTGGTGGTTGGGCAGGCAGTGGAGCGGAGTTAATCGTTTCAAGCTTCTCTGACTCAGCTTACACTACTGCAACCTCAGCAGTTCTACCTCTCTCCAGCACAGGGATAGGAGCCTATAATGTTCCAGATGCTAGTCTTCAGGCTTGCTCAGTCACAGCCGCTGGATTAACTCTTACCGACATGGATTACAAAGTAGAAAGTGTCTATGTTGGAACTGGGTACAACTACACTACAAAGGCTGATGGTTCTATCGCTGGAAACAGAGTTACTATTTCTACCACAGGTGGAACTAAGAACCAACTCTTTGTCGAGGAGGATGGTGTAACTCTTGAAGACTTCACAGTAGGCACTGTCGAAGATGATAACTTTATCGAAGACGAAATTAATACAGGTGCCACTGACCTTAAATCAAACATAATTAAAGGCAACATTTTCGTTGATGGTGCCGATGTTACCGTAACCTCTCTTACTGCTTACGGTGGCAAGGTATCTGCTCTTGTTGGATCGAATGTCGATGGTAATGGTGCCACAGATATTAACCCAAGATTCGTCAAGCTCGTAGATGGTTCTTACAAATTAGCCAACGGAACCGATGGTATCCCATCTGCCTCCAATGATAAAGCAACTGCTCTTATCGGTGTTGATAACGACGCGGGTAAGACTGGTATGCAGGTCCTTAACGACGATCTTATTGGCGTTACCTTGGCCGCTGTCCCAGGCTTCACCACAGAAAGTGTTCAGAACGCTCTTGTAACGCTTGCAGAGAGCACTAATCTCTTCCTTGCACTTCTGTCACCTCCTTACGGTATTACGAAGACACAGGACGCTATAGACTGGTCGAACGGCCTAGGTTACGGTATCACAGGTAACAGAAACAGTGCCCTCAACTCATCCTACGCTGCTATTTACTGGCCTTGGGTTAAGGTGTTCGACGCATTCTCAGGAAAGGACAAATACTACGATCCAGTAATCTTTGCCATGCGTCAAATGTGCTTCACTGATAGTGTTGCCGAGGCGTGGTTTGCTCCCGCTGGTCTAAATAGAGGTAGACTTACCAAGCCCACCGAGGTCGAGGTAACTCTTACCCAAGGTGACCGTGACGCAATGTACAGTGGTGGTAATGTTATCAACCCAATCGTTAACTTCCCACAGCAAGGCATCGCAATCTACGGTCAGAGAACCACACAAAGAAAGCCAAGTGCTCTTGACAGAGTAAATGTTCGCAGACTAATGATCATCATTAGAAAGCTAGTCCTCCAGTCTACTGCACAGTTCGCTTTCGAGCCTAACGATCCTGTAACTTGGGATCAGGTCAAGGGCCTTATTACCCAGCTTCTAGATCCTATCAGAAGAGGCCGTGGTATTACCAGCTATCAGGTTGTTTGTGACTCAACCACAAACACTCCTGCCAGAATCGAGAAGGGTCAGCTATGGTGTAAGGTATACATCAGACCCACCAAGACTGCCGAGGTTGTTGTCTTCGAGCTAAACCTCACTGGTCAATCTGTAACTACTACATAATAACGGAGGCATAACAAATGGCAAGCCAATTTTTAGATCGTGAGAAAAGGAATCTTTCTGAACCAGGACTTCCTTTCATTTCAACGGAACTAGATTCCGTAAGGTCCTATCAGTGGGAGTTCAGCCTGTTTATTCCTGAGGGTTTCCCAGGCAACAGTGTTAACTTCTCACGCGCAATTACTCTCGGTGCCAAGCAAATCAGCACCTTTGGTTTTGAGTACGAAGACATCGAAGTTAACAGAATGAACGATAAGGTCTACTACCCTGGTAAGATTGGGCAGCAAGAGCTTACTGTCACATTCGATAACCTTCTTAACTTCAAAGAGGGTAGACTTCTCCTAGACTATGTTGGTACTGTTTACAGCCAGCGTACTGGTAAGTCTTTCACTCCTGACACTTACAAGACCAAGGCTCGTATTCGTGAGTTCAACGGTGCTGGTGAGATCCAGTCCGTCATTGATCTCATCGGTTGCTACCCTAAGTCTTACACTAGAAGTGAGAAGAACTACAGCACCTCTGAGTTCGACACCATCGAGATGAAGTTCCGCTACGACTTCATCGAAGTTTACAACGGTGAGGTTGAAACTCCTGAGGGCATTATCGGAAGCTTAGGTGGTGATTCCGTTATCGCTCCCTGACACATAATCAATCCTTCTTGACCCAACCCAGCGTTTGTTGGGTTGGGTCTTTTAATATAATACAATGATGAACTTCGCCAAGCTATTACTAGAGAGTTACTCGCTTCGAGAGCAGCAAGATGATGTCATGCAGTTCTTGATTAGTCAGGCTCCTCAGTGGAACCCTTCAAGTGGGACACCTAGACCCGATTCTGTTTCAGTTCAATCACCTAATAATCCTCAGGCTGAACCAATTTTAGTGGGTGTCAACCAAAAAGGTGAAGTTAAAATCGAAAGAGGTCCCTTGGGAACTCAAATCGTTAATGCAACAAAAGGAGCGAAGCCTAATGCGTTAGCCAAACTACAAGCATGGTACGCTGGGGAGGGTGCAGCCACTGGACAGGAACCTGCTGTTCCAGAAGATCCTGTCTTAAGTAGAGTTAGCGAAGAGAGCCAAGAGAGACTCAACAAGCTAGAAGAATTGATGCCAGGGACCATAGATAAGTTCAAAGAAATACTAGAGGACTCGCAGGGTCTGGTAGAGGATGGTTTAATCTCGGAAGCGGAGCTTATCCAAAAGATCTTTGGAGGAAAGGACAGAGGTTCTTTAGCTTACAACTTACTTCAAGAAGTAGAGGGTGGTGGAGTTAAGTTTGAAAGGACTGACAGTATCGGTTTTGCTTTGGATGATGTTGATATCAAGACCTTGGCTGGTTCGATAAACTCAATGGCTCAGTTAGCCAAGGCGTATAATAAATCTAGATCTTGTAATGCCACTGTTGATGATATGCAGCAAGTAGCGGACAATGTAAGACAAGCCCCTGGTAAGAGTGAGTTCTTCTTTGCTGCTCCATATGATGATAAAAGATTTGGTGTTTCACTTAGCATAGCAGAGGGTAACCCTATTAACATGATGGCAAATGCTTACAACAGTAATGTAAGCGAGCTATGCACAGACAAAGTAGAAGACTCTGCAAACTATACCATACCTGAAAAAGAGATTGCGGCAAGAGCTTCTGATGCCCCAGGCAACTTCAGTAACATTGTAAAGGACGCAAGTGAGCTAGTACAGGTGGCAGGGTTCTATCTAGCCACTGGTCAAACTGATCAGGCCGCTGGTATCGTGACAGATATTATTTCCAAGTTTGGTGCCCAGGCGTTCAATGTCCTGAAGATGAAGAGTCTTGTAGAGAAAGGAGAGCACATCCTAGACGAGAAATACCAAGAGCTAATCACAACAATGGATGACCTTGGTATTAATTTCAAAGGTGATGTGAAGGAGGCAATCAAGGGTCCTCTTAGAACCTACCTTATCAACTCAATGATGTTTGTTAATGAACTCAAGCCCGACTACGCTGCAAGGGTAGGTGGTGTAGCAGGCAAGGGAGATAAGTCTGATGTTGATTATGTCATGAGAGAAAGACCCAGCATGGCACTGCCTGAAGGTAGTGTCACAGAAGTCAAATTTGAAGACTTAGATCCTGCACTACAAAGAGCGATCAAATCATCAGGAGATGAGATACAGGACAAGTATTTCCTACTAGGAGACTCACTCAAGACATACATCAATGAAGGTCCTGTAAAACTAGGAACTGCGAGTAGAATGGGAGGAGAAGCAAGTAGACTTCTAGAAGATGGTAACACTCACGGAGACTTTGTTTGGGATCAGCTAGGGGTTAGTGAGGCTGATAAGGCTGCTGGTAGAGAGATACTTAGCCAAATGGCTACCGTTCAAGATGCTGTCACTAAGTTAATGGATGGTAAAACTAAAACAGCCAACTTAAGTAAACAGCAGCTTAAAACCTTTGTGTCCAAACAAGTAAAGGAGATCTTAGAGCAGGCTGGTATAACGGGTGAGCAAAAAAGAATCATGAATGCTGCTCTTAAAGAGTTTGATAAGAGCGGGAGTCCCAAGGCTGTAGGTCTTGTAGAAAGAGAACTACATCGTCTGCTCCTAGAGAAAGGCATCAAACGAAAAAGCAACGGGCTCATTGATAAGAATAAATCAAGAGGTTCTCTCGTTGCCTTTGCAGCACTTCAAGCATCTATGGGTATGGATAGTTCTGGAAAGAATCCCATGTCCAGCATCCACATTCTCTCAACAGGTAATACTTACAGAGAGAATCAAAACCAGATGATCGCAGAGCCACTAAAGGATTTACTAGATCCAGACTCTAGACGAGATCTATCTACAGGAACTTCTACTTGGACAGTTACCGATGATGGCTCTACTGAGTTCAAAGCAGGTAAAGGAAAAGCAGAAGCTAATTCCTACATCAATACCCGTTACTTAAAGAAGAACTGATTGTGTATCTTAAGAAGGTCATCCATGTATAACATGATGTACTCTATACCTTCTTTACTTATTAATGTAGTATATGAATCAGTATAGTTTATTATTTCTTCTTTATACCTAAGTATTGTTATGATAGGCTGCCGATCCTGGGCCATAAAAAGAATCGGTGCTTTATCTGCGGCGGCTGCGTCTCTCTCCATATGCTCGATCCACTCCCAAAGTTTTGATTGAAAATCTAACATGGAGTTGAAGCCGAGGTTGTTATACCCCTTCTTGCATTCTATAATGTATGCAAATGCTTGAGGAGTGATAAGATCTCCCTGGATTTGTAGATGTTTCGGTAGCGTATGTGTCGTTGCGAAAGCTCCTGATCCTGGGGTCCGTGCGAATTCTTTGGTTTCGAATCTTTCATTGAGTATTTTGGCGACTTTGTTCTCGAAGGCCGCGCCCTTCGCCCTACTATTCTTTCGCTTGGGCTTGGTCCTGAGTTTCGATAAATCGTAATTATCTTCCAACCTTATTTACCTCTGTACTATTATAGATCATGAGTTGGGACGAAGAACCTAAACTTGAACTTACCAGTATTAACAAATGTAGAATCCTTCGAAGGAGGAATGACAGAATGAAAATTCAATTTAACCTAACTAAACCTGAGGCAGAAGCCTTCAAGAACTTTTTCAATGTGATCAATCAGGGCGGTCTCTCCGAAGAGGAGTTTACTAAGACTGCATTCATGGTTGGTCTTCAGTCCATGGAGCGTGCGGTCATTCAGAAGATGTCCGAGGCTGCCGCTGAGGCTGAGGCCGAAGTCCAAGAGCCTGAGATCGTAGAAGAAGATGCTGAAACTACAGAAACTGAAGAGTGAAAATCACCTGAACAAGGTGGTTCGGCAAGCCCGACAGCAGAAGTCTGGGGCGGTAGGTTTTCTAGTAACCTCCCCCTGGGATCCGCAGTCGGAGCTTATCAAGAAAGAACTGCATGAGGCGTGGGAGGACTTCGAACAACACTTTGATCTCTACGAGATCGATTACTTCGAGCTTCCCCATGCTTACTGCATCTTTAAAACTAGGACACCTAGCCTAGTATGTGTACTAGGGAAGAAGACAATGGTGCTTGACAACCCAATGTCGATTAGGGCTGAGATGGACCTCGATACCCTCGCAGTTCCTCGAAAGCCTTGATCTTCTCTGCGTACTTTTTGTCCTTCGTGTAAACAAGCTTTAAGTTATTTACAATAACAGTTGTAAAGAAAT